AGACAATATCCACACTTTTTGTTCGCCGTGCTCGGAGGGGATGCCGTGCAAGATGAAGATGGCAACTGGATACAACCGGAAGAAAGAATTGAGATGATTTCCAAATGCCGGGAAGAAACGAACGGTAAAGGAACCCAAATCAATATAGCCGGTGGAACATTCCACGTCTTTAGCTCGCTCGTGCAGCTTCCAAAAGGTGCGCCGAGGGTGGAGGTTGGAACTAACGTGTTCGTGGCTGATGATGAAGCGGGTGGAAGTGTGAGGGTGAAAGGAACGGCATTGAAGTTCGATGCCGGACAATTACATTCAAGACTATGGCTATAAAAGCAAATTTCACGAGAGGGGATGTAGAGAAACGCTTCAATGCTTTTCTGGAAGAAATCGAGAAACAGCAGGTGAGGCGTTTGCAGATGCTTGGTGAAAAATGTGTCGCGCATGCGAAGTCTATTTCCCCGGAACAAGGTTTTCACGATCAGACGGGCAATTTGCGCTCTTCTATTGGCTACATGGTGTTCAAGGATGGCGTTGCCATACACGGGCAATATGAAGTCATTACCGGAACAAGCCCGGCCGGAAAGTCACTTGATGGCTCGACGGGCGCGAAAGTGGGTGAGGCGTTGGCAAGAAAAGTGGGTGAAAAAACAAAAGGCATTAGCCTTGTCGTCACGGCCGGGATGAATTATGCTTTGGCCGTGGAATCAAAAGGGAGAGATGTTATTTCATCCGCCGAACATTTGGCACAGAGGGAATTGCCTAAAATGCTTGAAAAACTTATTGGAAACATTCAAGAAGCGACGACGGGATGAAACAGATATTTGACACCGATTCGATTTTGTTCGGCATACTGAACAGCTCGCCCGTGAAGAACGCTATCAGCGGGGGAATTTACGTGGGAAGCGACAGGCCGGACGATTCAAATGAAGAAGATATTGTTGTGAATAGTGTTGATTTAACGCAAGACTATCACCCGCAAATTGGCACTTCAAACGTGAACGTGTTCGTCAAGGACATGAGCGTTCAAATCGATGGAAAACAACAGGTTAAGGCAAACCGCGTCCGATTGAAGGCGCTATCCAATAGAGTATTGGAAGCATTAAGAGCCGCAAAGGTTCCGGGGTTGATATTCACGATTGATAACCAAGCAATTTTGGCAGAACCAAGCGCGAAACAACATTACGTGAATTTGCGGATTTCATGGAATATTCAAACAAATTAAAAAAAAATGATATGAGCTTAATTACCATCGGATTAGCAGAAATTAAAGTCGGTGAAGCCTCTAAGGCCGGCACGATGCCGGAGAATCTTGCCAAGATCGGCAAAACCTATCGTGATACTTGCCGGATTGACCAAGAGGCGTCAGAGGTGAACGAACATTTTGAAGAGGGCAAGGCCGCACCGGAAGTGCGGAAGAAAATACGCCGTATCCCGGTGTTGACTTTCTCCCTTATGGATGCCGACGTGGAGACGCTTGTCAACTACGTGGGGGGTGCGAATGTAGGAACAGAAGAAGACCCGAAATGGGGCTTTGACGGTGATGAACTTGTCGCGAACAAGTCTATTCTCGTGGAAAGCGAGATGGGTCTTGATTTCGAGATTCCTAACGGGGATATTGAAGCGGTTATTAACGCGGATATGTCCGCCAAGGGGATTTTCCTTGTTGACTTTACCGTTACCCCGCTTGCCGTTGATGCCGGGAAGGCAATCAGAGGTGTTCCGAAAGCGACTGGATAGTATTGGCTTTGTATTGTTACACGCCGAAAGCCCCAAAACCAACGTGTTTTCGGGGCTTTTTTTAAAGCAATGATATGGAAAAAGAAAACAAAGATGCAATCAAATCACTCGAACAAGAAAAGAACGAACTCAACGCGCTTATAGGCAAGGGGGTATCATTCGAGGTAGACGATGTTGAATTTGAGGTCAAGAAGGTGTTTTTCGGATTGATTAAGAAACACGTTCCGGTGAAAGTGAAACGGCAATTCAAGATTGAAGAACCCACGTTGGGAACTCTCGATAGGATTGCAGCCGAAAGCATTGAGCTTGCCATTGACGACGAGGCATTGAAGTCAAGCGATGGGATGAAGCACGCGAGGACGCTTGTAGCCCATCACTCGAAGAGATGCGCGAAGATTATTGCCTTGGCCGTCCTTGGCTCGGACTACTTGATTCCAAGACCATGGCATGGTGGCGTCAAGTACGTGGAGGACACCGGGCGACTTGAAGAGTTAACATCTCTATTCAGCAGGACGATCAGGCCGTCGCAATTGTATCAATTGTATGTATTAATCAACGCGATGTGCAACCTCGGGGATTTTACGAACTCTATCAGATTGATGTCAAGCGACCGAACGACAATGCCGATTCTGGTAGAGCAAGAGGGTTAAAAAGTCCATTTGGTCGCCGGGGTGCGATATGCTCACATTTCGGGTGGACGTGGGATTACCTACATAATGGCATTGCGTGGCCTATCGTGCAGAGGATGATGCTTGATGCACCTTCGTATAGTACCGGGGAAGAAGAAGACGCTATTGTCTTGACTGAAAAAAACGCCGGGGATATTATGAACTACGTAAACAGCATGTTATAAAATGGCTCAAATAGATGGTGGTGGAATGTCCTTCACGTCGGAACTGGACAACGACCAATTAAATAAAGCAATTGATGAATCCCTGAAAAGGATTCAAGGCCTATCGGATGGCACTGTGGCGGGTGGGGAGGCGATGGACGCCGCTTTTAGTGCAACCGCGGACAGCGTGAGAGAGGCATTAAGCGAGATAGGCAAAGCCGTGGGAATACACGAGCAAGAATTGAATAAGCTTGAAACTGACTACCAAGTTCTCGGGGAAAAAGCCGCGGCCGCTTTTATGGCCGGCCGAGATGAAGAGTATGTTGCTATTGGCAGACAGCAGGAAGCCGTCCGCGGCGAGATAGTCGTTCGCAAGAACCTTATCAAGGAACTGAACGAGCAGTCCAACAAGCTTGAAGATAACGCGGCCAAGCTTGAAGAAAACACAAATAAGCAGGTGTCAATGCGTGCTCGCATTCGTGAATTGCGTGAAGAGATGATGCTTTTAGTTGATCAAGGCATCGATGAGCAATCAGAAGCATATGGGAGATTGCAATCCGAATTGGTTCGGCTTCTTGACATTCAGGATGACATAAACCAACAAGGGCGCATCATGTCGCACGACGAGGGGGCGTTTCAAGGATTGATAACTGGTTTGTCCGGCCTTTCGGGTGCATTCTCGGCAGCAACCGGTGCGGTTTCCTTGTTCTCGGGTGAAAATGAGAACCTGCAAAAGATCATGCTGAAAGTTCAATCGCTTATGGCCATCACCATCGGCTTGCAGCAAGTAGCCTACACCTTTAACAAGGATAGTGCATTTCAACTTGTGACGATGAACAAGCTGCGTGGGTGGTGGAATGATGCCTTGGCAAAAGGCGCGGCGGTACAAACAACCGAAACAACAGCAACAGCGGCCAATACAGCCGCTAAAAAGGCGCAAGCAGCAGCCACCTCTCAAGCCACGACAGCAGAAACAGCCAACACGGTAGCCACTGGTGCACAAGCAACCGCGGCGACGGCAGGAACAGCCGCAAATTTGACGCTCGCGGGGGCATTCCGTGTTCTTGGTGCCGCAATAAAATCAATCCCGGTGTTCGGGTGGATATTGGCCGGGATATCCGGGCTTGTTGCTCTCGTGGGTGCCTTCACCAGAAAAACCCGTGAAGCGAAGAAAGAGCAAGAAGAGTTTACCGCCTCAATGGTTGAAAACGCTTACAAGTCAATCGGGGCGGTCGAGAGCTTGTCGGTGAAATGGGATGAACTCGGCGATAATTTGGACGATAAGAAAAAGTTCGTCGAGGACAACAAAAAGGCCTTTGATGAATTGGGCATATCCGTTATGGATGTGGTTGATGCCGAGAATCTACTGGTGAATAACAAACAAAACTTCATCGATGCACAAATAGCTAAGGCCAAGGCGGCTGTTTATTTGCAACAGGTGACCGAAAAGGTTAAAAAGCAAATGGAGCTTGAAGCCGAGATTGAGAAAATGAGCGATACCCGGCTCATGTACTCGGGTGGCGGGATGTTCGGCAGCGGTACTGTTTATGAGGTTGACAATCGGGCTAAGATCAAGAAGCAAAAAGAACTTGAAGATTTGCAAGCTGAAATCAGAACGGGGTACGAAAATGCGGCAACAGAAGAAAAGCTTGGCCTTGACCTTTTAAAGGACGCGGGCATCGATGGAGTGAATGAGTACGCGGAAGGTGCGGTTGGGGCAATAGAGCAAGCCATATCGCTTAAACAGGCGTATTTAAAGACACTCACCAATAACGATGATTATAAGGCCGGGGTCGCCGAGATTGAAGCACTGCAAAAACAATTGGAGGGTATCACCGGGAAGAAGAAGACCTCGACCACGACGGTAAAAGACCCATTTCTTGAAAAACTGGAAAAGCAAAAGAAAGAGTATGACCGCTTCCTGAAATGGGTGAACTCGGGGGATGAGATATTGGCCAAGGCGGCGAATAAAGAGTTCGAGGGCTTGTTGGCACAAGGCAAAACGTACATTGACTACTTGAAGAAACAGCGTGACGAGTTGTTGCAAGTTGATATTGCAGAAAGGACTAAGTTGCAAAACGCTCAATTGCGCACGATCAATGATCAAATCGCGGAAGAGACAAAGAAAACGGTGTTGGAATCATTCAATAATGAGTTGGCCGCTCAATTAACCAACGCTCAAACAATAATGGAGATGTTGAACATCATCGAACAGCGACGGCAACAACTGGCAAACGATGGAACTGATTTGGACAATGAGAAAAAGGATGCATTGGATGAAGCCGAAAAGGATGTTGTTCAAAAGGCCAAGGAAGAAACGGACGCTCTACTGGATGATTACGCTTCGTATTTGGAGCGAAAAATACAAATGCAGGAACAGTTCAACAATGATATATTATTGCTTGAAAAACGACGGGGTGAAGCCACGACGGAAGAGCAGCGAAAGGAAATTGACCGGGTTATCGCGAACAGACGAGCGCAATATGAAAGGGATGCGAAAAGTTCAGGCGATGTTGAATATGACGACCTGTTGAGGTCTTATGCCACGTTTGAACAAGAGAAACAAGCCATCATTGATGAGTATGATGCAAAGCGTCTCAAAGCACAAGAACATGGTAACGAGCAATTGATTGAGCAGCTAAACAAGGCACAAGCCAAGGCTCTTTCAAGTCTCGCGCTCGGTGAGATGCAAGAAAATCCGGATTGGGAAAAAATGTTTGGTAACCTCGATGAATTGACCACAACTAAGCTTGAGGAAATCTTGGCAATGATCGAGGGGAAAACGGCTTTTCTCGGCGTGGAGTTCGACCCAAAAGACTTGGAAGCCATAAAGAACAAGGTTGAGGAAATAAAGAGTGAAATTCAACAGCGCAATCCCTTCAAAACCTTGATCGCTTCCATCAAGGATTATTCCAAAGCAGCAGATGAAGAAAGCAAGAAAAAGGCATTGAGCAAAACGTTTGAGAGCGCGGCCGCGTCAATTGACCTTGTTTCCGGGGCTTTGGATTCGGTTCTCGGTGGCATCGACCAAATGGGTATCCAAATGAGCGATGAAACGCAAGCGGTCATGGCTAACATAGGTGGAATTATTGACGGGGCATCTAATTTAGCGCAAGGCTTAGCAACTGGAAATCCGCTCGCGATCATACAGGGTTCAATATCAATCATTTCGAATGGAATTGATATGATATTCGGTGCTCATGACCGCAAAGCTGAAAGGGAAATAAAGAAGCACGCGGAGGCCGTGGGTAAGCTTGAGAGTGAGTACAATGCCCTTGCTTGGTCAATAGACAAAGCGTTGGGGAATAATGTGTATAAACAGCAGCAAGCCGCTATTGCCAACATGGAAGCTCAACGCGAGCATTTGCGGGCGATGTGGGAAGCGGAAGAATCAAAGAAAAAATCTGATTCATCAAAAGTTGACGAGTATCGACAGCAATACGAGCAGTTGGGGCGAGACATTCAAGATATGTTGGATGAAATCTCGAATGACTTATTGCAGACAGACGCGAAAGCATTTGCCGATAAACTGGGTGATGCGCTCGTGAATGCTTTTTCAAAGGGTGAAGACGCGGCCTTGGCCTTTGGTGATACAGTTGATAACGTGATTAAGCGTGCGGTGCTTAATCAGCTGAAAAAAAACTTCCTTGAAAAGCAATTGCAGGGTGCTTTGGATGGCCTCGAAAAATCAATGGGGTATTGGGATGGTGATGATTTCGTATTTGACGGCTTGACGGAAGCCGAGATCGCGGCATTCAAAGCACAAGTTGCTAATATCACAAAGGGGTTTGATCAGGCAATGGAGGCATACGCCGACCTTTTCAAGGATATTGCACCGGATGCGGATACTTCATTGACCGGAGCGGTGAAAGGCGTGTCAGAAGAGACGGCAAGCCTCATGGCCGGACAAATGAACGCGATACGAATCAATCAGATGGAGGCAACGCAATTGTTGAGGCAATCGCTTGTTGCATTAACAACAATTGCAAGCAACACTTCGTACAATCACCACTTGTCGAAATTGGAACGCATCGTTACAATTCTCGAGGGTGGTTCTAATGACACGTTGCGTTCGCAAGGCTTGTCGTAAACAAAAGTGTATCAATTTAATACATTACAAATATGAGATTATCGAGAAAGCTCGCCAAACAGGCAAAGAAACACAATATATGTAGTGAATGGCATGGTGAATTGAAAGGTCTTAATGATAAACCGGCAATGGTGGATATGTACTTGAAGGGCATTGATTTTTGCCTTGCTAATAACTACCCGAGTAATGACTTCATCCGGGATAACTTCAAAGGGATGATGGAAGAGCACGGGGTATTTCTTGACGACAATGTAAATCTTGAAGCAAATGGGAGATCATGTTGTGTTGCATTGGGCAAGACGGGGGGCAATATATCCATCGTGGGGTTCGGCGCGTGTGAAATATACGTCAAGCATGATTCGGAATTAAGTATAACGGCAAAGGATGACGCGTTCGTGATGATCGACTTGTTCGACAATGGCAAAATCCAAGTTCACGCCCACGACCGGGCGAAAGTGTGCGTGAATAAATACGGCGGTGAAGTAAGCGAATATCAAACAGACAAAGCCGTGATAAAGGTTATTCAAAAACATAAAAAAACTTACTAAAATGAACTCGGACAATATAATATTGAACTTGCCATTCGACGAGAGCAAAGGTTCTCTCGTAGCCTACGATTACAGCCAAAACAGAGCGGACGGACAGGTTCTCGGGGCTGAATTTGTAGCCGGTAAAAATGGCAATGCCATATCTTTTAATGGCGGCGACACGTGCGAGGTGGATAAATCAGTTCTGCAATTAGATCAAGAGTTTTCAATCCTGCTGTGGGTAAAGGGTGGGCAAGTGCATACCGGTCCACCACAAAAAATGATATGGGTGTTAAATTTTACCGGATTGGAGAATTTTGTTGAAGTGCCTATTGAGGCAAGGCCCGGAATGTGGTTGTCCTTGGCTGTTACTCGCCGAGGCTCCGTGTTCGAATTTTACGTCAACTCTTCTTTAATCCGGTCGGTCACTAACACTGGAAACCTGCAAGGTGTATCCCTTAACCAAGATTATTACGGAGGTGATTATGGTCTCGGTCAACTTGACGATGTGAAATTCTATAATGTTGCGCTAACGCAAGAAGATATGATCTCCGAATTGGCGGGTAGCAATAAAATTGCTTACCTGATTGACGGTATAGATATAAAAGAGAGATACGGGGTTTCCGTGTCCGCTTCTGATGGCGTGGTGAACAGGCCGGCATTGAAGGGTATGGCCTCCGTGTCATGGGATAATTACCACGGCGAGGCGGTTGATTTGAGGCATAAGTTTTATCAACCCCGCGAAATAACTTTGTCGTGCTTTATCAAAGCGGATTCCCGGAATGACTTCATCATGCAGGTAACAGAGTTCGAGCAGGTGTTTGATAAACAAGGAACGCATCGTCTATTGATCGACGTTCACCCTATCAAGCCACTGGTGTATGAAGTATATTGCAGGGATGCGATAAGCGTAACCAAGACGTGGAATGACGCACTCATGGTAGGCACTTTCACGTTGAAGTTGATTGAGCCGGAACCCGTGAAAAGGGTTTTGAAGCATATCCGGGTAGGTGAGGCCACCAAAACGTGTTCAATCACGCTAAGCAGCCGAAAATTCGTAAATATATACTGGGGTGATGGGAGTGTTGATGAAGATGTTTCCGGGGAAAACATAACCATTACACATGACTACGAGACGAACGGCGACTTCTTCGTTATCGTCACCGGTTCAATCGACGAAATTACTTCATTCTCAACTAATGCAATTATTGTATGGAACAAATTATAATCAAGAAGCCGACCGGTTCACTTGTTCCAATGCAGAACAAGCGAACGGCCACCAAGATAGTATCGGCAAAGCAGAACATGGCCTTGCTCGCGGAAGACATCATCAATATAACCGTTGAGTCACCTTTCAAGCAGAATTACGGTATTGGTGACACTATTGACGTGTTCGGGCGGGAATACAAGATGAACAGGTTGCCGAGAGTACGCAAAGCCGGAAACTTCTCATTCATCTATGATCTTGAATTTGAAGGCGTGCAATATGATTTGTCAAGAGCAACTTATGACTTGACGATTGACACTACAAGCAACGAGTTGCAGGACGTTCAAGCAAACTCTCTAATTGGTGATTTGAGACGTTTTGCAACCGTCTTGATTGCTAACGCGAACAGGGTGATGCCTGGGAAATGGGAATTGGGAGATTGTCCGGAAACAATTGAGGACGTGAACTTGGTATTCGGTGAGGCGGACAATTGCTTGTCGGTTCTTCAAATGCTTTGTGATAGATTCGCCTATGAGTTTGAAATAGAGCAAGAAGAGGGTGTGAATATTATTCATTTCAGAAAAACAGACCGTATTTTCCCTTTTACTTTCGAATATGGGAAGGGAAAAGGCCTTTTCGAGTTGAACAGGCAAAACGTATCATCTTCCAACATTATCACCCGGCTAAAAGTATTTGGCTCGACAAAGAATATCACGCACAAGTACCGGGCACAACGCTTGTGTTTGCCGGGTAAAGGGAAAGGGGAATCATACATTGAGAAAGCGGATGCCGTGGCAAAGTATGGCATTTGGGAAGGAACGAAGTACTTTGATGATATTATGCCGAAACGAACGGGTGTTATTACGGAACTGGGTGATTCAGTTCTTTCGTTCGTTGATGATGATATGTTTGACCTCAACGCGAAAGAAGCGGACGGGGAAACGACCAAATACTTGTTGCCGGGCGTATCAGCTAAAGTACACTTCAACACTGGCAATTTGGCCGGGTATGAGTTTGATGTGAATTCATATGATCACACCACCAAGACTTTTAAGCTTGCAAAATTGACGGATGAACGAGGTTCTGTATTTCCGAGCGGGTCATCACCGGCCTTTCAATTTGCTGTTGGTGACGAGTACAAGCTTATTGACGTGGCTTTACCGTCTGAATATGAAATTTCGGCAGAAAGCGAATTGGAAGTGGTGGGAGATACCTTCTATGATCAAAACAGCCAACCAAAAGTACAATATGGGTTGTCCATAACGGATTCGTTTCTTGAAAAATTAGTAGGAAGCGGAACGATCGGCAACCTTATCATGGTAGGTGATTATATTCCGGTAAAGGATGAAGACATTGACGTTGACAAAGCAGTGCGAGTTAAGGCATTTTCTCGTGATTTGTTGAACGAGTACAGTTACTCATTGACCATATCCGACACGGTTGAAAAAAGCATCACGAACAGGGTGATCTCGGACATTCTTGACATTGATAAGATAATTGATATAAATAACCTGAAAGACCCTACACAAGCCCGTGCAAATTGGCGTTCATCACGTGAGTTATTGAATATGGTGTTCGACCCCGAGGGGGATTATTACACCGATAAAATCAAACCTGAATCAATTGACACTATCGCGCTATCGGTCGGTGCTAAATCAATGCAATTCGGGCTGACCAACACGGTGCTTCAACCCAACTACAACGGGAATAAGAACGTTGTCCGGGTGCAAGGCGGGGTTCTTACTCACTACACTATTGATGAAGATTCCGCACGCTCTTGGATGTTGGCAGATAATACTACTACTTTGACGGGTGATTCAACGCCTTACTACATATACGCCAAGTGTGAGCGTTCGGGTGAATCCGGGTCAATAATCTTTTCACAAGAGCAAATCAAGGTTGAGCAAAACGCTGGATTTTATCACTTTTGGATTGGGGTTGTTAACTCGGTGGACGTTGAATTGGGTGTTCGCTCGATAGCCTTGTCTTATGGCTTCACGATGGTAAATGGTCGCTTCATCAAGACCGGGCGCATTGAATCGGCAGACGGAGCAACATACTTTGACCTTGACAATTCGGAGATTGGCGGACGGATAGTATTTTCATCCAACGGTCAAGAAAAAACACTTGAAGAACTCGGCCAAGAATCACTTGAATCAAAGGATTTCATCAACAACACCCTACCGGGGATACTTGATGAGATACAACAGCAGTTGGACGGCCAAATTGAACAGTTCTTCGAGACGTATGACCCAACGACAAGCAATGCACCGGCCAGCACGTGGACGACAACTCAAATGAAAGAAGACCATTTGGGAGACCTATTTTATAATACCGACAACGGGAAAGTGTTTCGGTGGGTGAAAGAAGCGGGTATCTACAAATGGCAAGAACTGCAAGATTCCGAGGTCGCGCAAGCACTCGCGTTGGCAAATGATGCACTGGCGTTGGCAAAAACGAAGCGACGCATCTTCACGGCCACGCCAACCACGCCGTATGAAGTTGGCGACCTTTGGGTGCAAGGGGCAACCGGCGGAATATTGAATTGTAAGACTACCCGGTCAACAGGGTCTTTTTCTTCCGGCGACTGGGAGGTTGCATCCAAGTACACCGATGATTCAGCGCTCAACACTTTCATTGATGATGTGTACGATATTCAGATCGACAAATTGGTTACTCAAATCGATGGCAAGGTTGAAACGTGGTTTCAGATGGCAGACCCCGCCACGGGATGGACAAACAATGCCACGAGAGACAAGCACGTTGGCGATATGTGGTATTCAAGCACATCAAAGCTTTTGAAGAGGTACTCAAAAAGTGACACGACCTATTCATGGACAACCATTGAAGATCAAAAAGCCATTGACGCTTATGATGCCGCAAGCCAAGCACAAGACACGGCGGACGGCAAAAGGCGCGTGTTCGTGGCTCAACCGTACCCACCATACGATATTGGTGATCTTTGGGTTAATGGAACAGATTTGAGGCGTTGTGCAACGAGCAGGGCAACCGGGAGTTACAGTGTAAATGACTGGGTTGTTGCCGTAAATTATGATAATACGAAAACGGTCATTGATGATGGTTTGGTAACAAGTGGCACAATACAAGTTGCCGGTTCTCAACAATCAATCCTTGCGGGTATGACAGGGCAAGGAACAGCAGCGGCGTCGGTACGTTTTTGGGCGGGTGCTTCTTTTGAAAACAGAGCAACCGCACCCTATCGTGTTTTGCAGGATGGTTCTGTCGTAATGACGAAAGCAACGATCAAGGGGCACATTGAAGCAACGTCCGGGGAGTTTGCCGGAGAACTCAAAGGGGCTTACGGCTCTTTTAAGTCGTTGAATTGTGTTGATAATAACGGGAATGTTTTAGGCAGCATAAGTTTTGGTTCTGATGGCAATATTTGGTTTCAGGGTGGACTGTATCACCAAGCGAGCGTTTTGCCATTCCGGATGAGCGATGTTTTTGTGCGCGGTACATTCGGGGCGTATACCACGAACGCCTTAGTGGTCTGGGGGGATTACGCTTACTTTTATACTCGTGGTTTAACAAACACAAATACCGTCTATGTGACATTAGTTCGCAGAACTTCATCCACGGGAGTAGTATATTACGAGATTCCGCTTTATGGAACCGCGGGGAATGCCGCCGGGATGCCTGTTGATTTGGTCGTGATAAGGACGGCCGCCACTTATAGGTATGAACTGCGAAGGATACCGGGAAAAAAGGTATTGGTAGTTAATGCTCATGACCAGAATAGCAACATCTATATTTTTTCAAACGGAAGGCAAATTCAGCTTCATGGTGGAGATGCGGCGGAATTTGTCAACATTGACGGATTTATGACACCTGCCCCCGGTACGAATGTCATTGGGCGTGGCTGGCTGTTTGGCGGGAAGAATGACAATCAGTGGACTTAATGTAAAAGTTACGTTTAAGTTATTCAATAGTGTATCATTTTAATACACAAAAAGGTAGTTTTGTAAAAATTCAACGCTTAAAAATATGGGACTATTAGTTGGAGTAGGCCAAACAAGGCCGCAAAATGTTTACGATTATTTCTACGGGATTGAATGGGATACAACAGTATCCAACCCGAGAGTAACGAGAATAGGAAAAACAGAACTGCATCAGTCGTTGCCTATTCAATCAAAAATGAGGCGATGCACTTTGCATGATAGCGGTGAAGTGAATTACTACTTGAATGCAAATGATTCAGCGCTTCGTGATAATGGGGCGGCCGCCACTTTGGATGGCACGCATGGAATGGTAATGGTGGAGATACCGGATATGTACGCTCGTTTTGAAGCAAATGGCACGAAAAGGCGGTGCTTATTGTCTGAATATCCATTACCCGGATTCATCAAATGGCCAAAAAGTTATGTATCAGCATACGAGGCAACAGTTGAGCGTGAGGTAAATCGTTTAGCATCGGTGGTAAACACGACCGAAAACTTCCGTGGTGGCAATAATAATGCTGCATGGGATGGCTCATACCGTGATTTGCGCGGGATGCCGGCCACTGCAATATCATTGACAAACTTTCGTGGTTACGCTCGAAATCGTGGCACTTCTGAATGGAATTGTCACACTTATAGTCAACACTTGAAAGTGTGGTGGCTGTTCGCGGTGGAATATGCCAATTTCAACTCACAAGACACTTTCAATGCAGCGTTGACGGAAGAGGGCTTTAGGCAAGGTGGCCTCGGTGCAGGCGTTACAACATTGAATAGTACGACGTGGAATGAATATAACAGTCGTTACCCTGTTATCCCATGTGGATATACAAACGAACTTGGGAACATAAGTGGATACGTTGATTTCGAGATGCCGGCCGAGTATGGAACGCTGATCGTTCAGGTTCCATCTTACAGGGGGGTTGAAAACCCATTCGGGCATTTATGGAAGCATACAGACGGGTGTAAGGTGTTAATTCAATCAGATGTGGATGGTGGGCTTTCGGAGTTTTACGTTTGCGATAAACCTGAATACTTTACGAGTTCAGGGGTTGAGAACCATGACTTTCGGGGAAGCTTGCCCCGCGGTGAAGGATACGTGAAAGAAGTGTTACTGGGTGAACATGGTGATATGCTACCATTATCAATAGGTGCAGGGTCAACCACTTATTTTTGTGATTATTTCTACACCTCTATTCCTTCCGGTGGCACTTCTGAAAGGGCTGTTCTTTTCGGCGGTTATGCGTCTTATGGGGCGATTGCGGGCTTCGTTTGCGCGAATACGTCTTCTGCGGCCTCGTCTACGACTGCGTTTTTCGGTTCTCGGCTTTGCTTTATACCGGGTACGGCGTAAGCCGTCACCCCGTCCATTTCGAAAATGTGTAAAATAAAAGGTTGTTCATCAGGGGGCTGTTCTTTTCAGCGGTAATGCGAATAATGGGGCGAATGCGGGCTTCGTTTACGCGAATACGAATAATACGGCCTCGAATACGAATGCGAATATCGGTTCTCAGCTAAGCTTATCAATTTACAAAGATGCATACCGATGAAGACCTTGCCACAAAAACGGTGTGATGTTCACCGCATGACTTGGAAATCCAAGGGCAAAAAATAAATTCAATTGAACGGTTTTGGTAGGGGTGACCCGAAGAATCCTATTAGATAAGCAAACGCGAAAACGTGTATTAAAACAATACATATGAAGCGGATTGGTAATTTATATGACAAGGTTATAAGTCTTGAAAACCTTTATCTCGCTGATGAAAAGGCGAGAAAGGGCAAGCTACGCACTTATGGTGTTCAAATTCACGACAAGAACCGGGAAGCCAACTTGCTAAAGCTTCACAATGATTTGAAGAATCAGGCTTATAAAACGTCTGAATACCACATTTTCAAAATATACGAGCCAAAAGAACGTGAGATATACCGGCTTCCCTACTTCCCGGATAGAATAACGCACCATGCCATCATGAACGTTCTTGAACCCATTTGGGTGTCGATATTTACCAAGGATACTTATTCATGCATCAAAAACCGCGGAATCCATGCGGCTGTAAGGAGTTTGAGGCGCACCTTGGTGGAGGACGAGGTTGGAACAAGATATTGTCTAAAACTGGACGTGAAGAAGTTTTACCCGTCAATTGACCATGATATTTTGAAGCAAATTATCCGGCGGCGGATAAAGGACAAACGCCTGTTGTGGTTGCTTGACGAAATAATTGATTCCGTTCCAGACGAAAAGGGTGTTCCAATAGGCAACTACTTATCACAATACTTTGCAAACTTATACTTGGCTTATTTCGATCATTGGCTGAAAGAAGTTAAGGGGATAAAGTATTATTGGAGATACGCGGATGATATTGTAATTCTCGCGCCAAACAAAGAGATGTTGCATGAGTTGCTGCATGATATACGGGCATATTTTAGGGAGAACTTGAGCTTGGAGGTAAAGCGAAATTATCAAGTGTTCCCGGTTGAATCACGCGGCATCGACTTTTTAGGATATATATTCTTTCACACTCACATTCGTTTACGCAAATCTATCAAGCAGCGACTTTTCCGCCGGGTGGGGAAGTTGAACAAGAGAAAAGTATTGCCCGCTCAAAAGCAATACAAGCAACAAATATGTGCTTGGTGGGGTGGTGTAAGCATTGTGATTCAATTAACTTAATGAATAAATTACAAAAAAGCATTCCTTATGACATTAAATTCGATAGAACCTAATGCGCATTATGACCTTGTACATGGAAAGCCATCGGTGTTTAAAAAAGACAATGATGGTTCGTTCTTGTTCCGATTCAACATTGAACCCGAAATGGGAACATTAGAAGGAGAAACAGAGGTCGTGCAAGTAGGATGGAAATGTCGTGAAATCCGTATTTGGGATAAACCGACAAAACAGGTGCTGAAAAAGGAGATAATCCGTTCAGTACTGGATGAAACGGAGGAGTTTAGCTTGATAAACTCGTATAACAAGCACGTCCTCGGCATTAAAGAGGACAGCGAAGCGTTGGGAAGATACGTGGCTCACCTGTCTTTCACGGAAGACGTTGAGGCTTTATTGGCAAATAATTTTCAAAACGAAACATTTTAAATCTTATGGCAAAGTTTAGTGAACTTGGAATTGAATCGAATGTGGTAATTGGGAAAGGAATTGACATCGATGAACTATTCAACAGGCGAATCTTGATTGAAAAAGTCATCATTCAACCCACCAATTTTCCGGGGAAAAATTCATCCGGTTTGCGAATGCAAATGCAGATATGTTTAGCGGAATTCTTGGAAGATGGTTCATACAAGAAGAATGAAGACGGCACGCCTGTTGGTGAGCGCCGTTCATGCTTCACCGGGTCGGATATTCTTATTGGCTCTATCAGGAAAGCAGAGGCCAATTTGCCAAGAATCAACAAAGATAGGGTAGGAAAAAGGCTACCAACGCTGCAATTGTACCCAATAGACACGACTATTGTCAAGATTGGTAAATGTTTCCAATTTACTTAAAAATGGACTGGACAATATTAACAACGATAATCACGGTGCTTGCAGGTTCAAGCACCATCGTAACCTACTTGTTGTACCGGAAGCAACAGAAGCGTTTCAAAACGGCCGAGGCCTTTGAAAAAGAAGTTGACGCATTAAAAAACACGGTTGAGACAATGCGACAGCAGCTCTTATTTTACGATGGCCGGCTTACGGAGATGCAAAAACTGGTCGTGGGAAAAGATGTATATATCAAACAGCTTTCACAAGAAAAGCACACGCTTGAAATAAAAAACTCTAAAAACAAAAGTGCTATGAATAAGGCGTATAGCTGTGAGCATTGTTCCGATATATCCCTTTGCCCGGTGCTTATTCAAAGAGCTGCAAATGATGAAGAGTATTTGAAATCACTTAACAAATCAAAAACATGACGGCAGAACAATTAAAGCAAATTGCAACACATGCAACACAAGCAAATATTGCAACTTATGCTCCAATACTGAACAGGTATATGCACAAGTATAATATTTGTGGGAAACTTCGTGAAGCGGCGTTTATGGCGACAATCATCCACGAAAGTGGCAGTTTCAAGTATGTTAGGGAAATTGCATCAGGGAGTGCTTATGAAGGGAGACGAGACCTCGGGAATGTCCACAAGGGAGACGGCGTTCGTTTCCGAGGTCGTGGATTACTGCAAATAACAGGGCGAGCCAATTACAAGCAGGTTTCGGACGCATTGGGAGTTGATTTCATCGCTAATCCCGAGCTTTTGGAGCAACCTGAGTATGCAGCTGAATCAGCTTGTTGGTGGTGGAGCAATCGAGGACTAAACAGGCTTGCGGACGCGGGTAAATTCAAAGAGATCACCCGTGCAGTCAATGGTGGGTATAATGGCCTTGCAGATCGGGAAAAATGGTACAAAAAAGCATTGGAAGTGTTATGAGAAAGATTTTGCTAATGTTAGCATGCACGCTTTCACTTGTGAGTTGTTCGGTATTGAAGAAGAGTTCACAAACGAGTGAATCGGAATACAAGGTATCGGATGTAAATGAGAGCAATTCATCGAAGTATGAATCTATCATTGACACAACCGTGACGGACAAGGGCGAAATCACGATCATCAAGATAGAGTTCTTCCCGCCGTCTGAAAACACCGAGAATTTCGACAGATCGCAACCGGGAAACGCGGCCGGAGTGAACTTGACAAATATTGGCAATTTTGACAACGCGGCGATAAAGTCAATAGAACAGACTACCATGAAACGTGAAACGGAGCAAAAGAGGGAAAGCAAAGAATCATCATCGACCGACGCGGTGAAACAAGAGGCTGTTGTTTCCAATTCTGAAAAAACGGCCAAGGGTGAACAGGAACCCGTCATCAGTCCGATTAAATGGAAGCGCGGCCTTTACATAGCTTTGGTGGGATTACTTATCCTGTTGCTCTTGAAACGGGTGCCAATTTTGAACTGGTTAAAGAAAATTCTTTCAAGCATCCGTAAAATTTTGTAG